TCAGGTCGATCAACCGGAGAATGTGCCGCAGGCCGATGCGGCTGAATCCATGCCGGCCATTCCCGTGGAGGATACCCACGGGAAAGAGCCCTTTCTCAACAAGTACTTCAAAGCCACGATCAAGATGAAGGTCTCGGACCTGCACCTTAAGGCTGGCGCGCCGGCACGCGTGCGCGTGCGCGGCGACTTGCGACCGCTTACCGGCGGGCCGCTGACCACCGAGCAGATCCGCAACGGCATCTTCGAGTTGATCTCGCCGCGCCTGCAGCGACAGTACGATGAGAAGGGCGCCGTTGACTTCGCCTATGACGTCGGCCCACAGGGCGACGCCGACCGCTTCCGCGTGAACGCGTTTCAGCAGCGCGGCAAGATGTCGGTCGCAGCGCGGCGTGTCTCGCGCGACATCAAGGATTTCGCCGGGCTGCATCTCCCGCCGTCACTGTCGAAAATCGCCGAGCTGAATCAGGGCCTGGTTCTGCTGGCCGGCATCACGGGTTCGGGCAAGAGCACTACGATCGCGTCGATAATCGACTACATAAACGAGCGTTCCGCGGTGCACATCGTCACGGTCGAGGATCCGATCGAGTACCTGTTCACCGACAAGAAGGCCTGCATCAACCAGCGCGAAATCGGTATCGACGTGGAGGACTTCCACCAGGCCCTCAAGTACCTCATGCGCGAGGACCCCGACATTGTCCTGATCGGTGAGATGCGCGACCAGGAGACCTTCAGCGCGGCGCTGCACGCGGCCGAAACCGGCCACCTCGTCTTCGGGACCATTCACGCCTCCAGCGCCTCCCAGACGATCTCGCGTCTGCTGGACCTGTTCCCGGAGGGCTCACGCCGCTTGGTGCGGCAGACTCTGGAGTTCAACCTGCAGGCGATCGTTTGCCAGAAGCTGATCCCGTGCGTCAAGCCGGATGTGCCGGTCGTGCCGGCGGTCGAAGTCATGATTTCCAACCCGGCCATCCGCAAGCTCATCCGCGAGGAACGGGACAACGAGATCATTGACGTCATTCGCGCTTCCTACGATGCCGGCATGGTCGACTTCACCGAGCACTTGCGACAACTGGTTGAGAACGGCTTCATCGACCATTCCACGGCGTACGAGGCAGCCCCCAACCCGGACGAGCTCCGCATGGCACTCAAGGGTATCCGCGCTGCGGGCGTTGGCATTCTCGGCTAGCGCCGGCTGCCGGCGTTCCGCCCGGTTGCAGGAGATAGCATGCTGCTGGCATACTTCACTCCCCTGGCACAACTGCCCCAAGGCGACCTCTACTTCGACCCGCTCAAGCTGGCGCTCATAGCCGTGGTCTTTGTGCTGTGGGCCCTCTTCGCCCAGTGGGTCGATAAGGACACCATCGCCGTCAACACCTTCCGCATCCTGTGGAACCTGGTCGTCATGAGCGGCGGCGCGGTCGCGGTGGCGGTGGCACTGCTCGTGCCCAACTTCCTCATCGGGATACTCTCCGCCGTGGTCGTCAACCTCGTCGTGATGATCACGTATGTTGTGCATCGCAACGGGCTGGTCCAGCCGCAGGACACCGTGTTGACCCTGGCCCATCTGCAGCGCATCAAGGAGCAGGGCCTGGCCGGCAAGAAGAAGCAGGCCAAGGAGGTCAAGGAACGCGTGCGGCTCCGCGATGCCAACGAGCGCCCCATCGGCATCCCGACCGACGAGATCGAACGCGAGCAGTACCGCCTGTGCCAGGACCTGCTCTTCGACGTGTTCTGGCGGCGGGCGGCCATCGCGGACCTCACGCCCGCGGGCCAGGCCACCAAGATCACCTACCTGATCGACGGCGTGCCGACCGAGCAGGACGGCCTGGCGCGCGCGGAGGGCGAGGCCGTTTTGCTGTACCTCAAGCGCATCGCCGGCCTGAACCTAGAAGAGCGCCGCAAGCCCCAGCGCGGCAAGATCACCGTGGCCATGGGCGAGAACCGCACCACCGTGGTAACGCAAACCTCGGGCTCGACTGCGGGTGAACGCCTGCGGCTGCGTGTCATCGGTCCGGAGGGCTCACACAAGGTCAAGGACCTCGGCTTCACACCCGAGCAGCTCGAGGCGGTCCGCCAGGTCATGGAAAGCCCGCGCGGGCTCATGCTGTTGACCGGGCCGGCCGCCAGTGGCATCACTACCAGCATCTACAGCTTCGTCCGTAGCCACGACGCCTTCCTTCAGAACATCCAGCTCCTAGAGTACGAGCGCGAAGTCGAGGTCAATAACGTCACCCAGCACCTGTTCGCACCGGGCGAGGAGAAGACCTTCACTTCCGACCTGCTCAAACTGATACGTTCCGATCCGGATATCCTCGTTTGCCCCGAAATGCGCGAGCGCGAGGCCTGTACCCTGGCCACGAAGGCCGGCGGCGAGAAGGCCAAGGTGTACGTGGGCTTCGTGGCCAACGACGTCTTCGACGCCATCCGGAAGTGGACGGCCATGGTCGGCGACCGGGCGCCCGTTGCCAAGGGGCTCGCGATGGTTACCAACCAGCGCCTGGTGCGTAAACTGTGTAGCGAGTGCAAGCAGCCCTATCGCCCGGACGCCGGCACGCTGCGCAAGCTGAACATGCCCCCCGACACGGTCCTGCATCGTACCCCCGAACCCCAATATGACAAGCATGGCAACCCGATCCTGTGCCAGGCCTGCCAGGGCACGGGTTACGTCGGCCGAATCGCCGTCTTCCAGGTGTTCGTGATCAACGATGAACTGCGCAAGATCGTCCGCTCGGCGAAAACCATCGCCGAACTACAGGCCTACGCGACCAAGGCCGGAGCCGTGCGGGCGCTGCAGACCGAGGCTATGCATAAGGTCCTGGACGGCACAACCAGCATCCAGGAAATCGTCCGCGTCATGCGGCAAGGGAACGGTGCGACCAGCGCTCCGGTCGCCCAACCCCGGCCCGCGCCGCAGACTTAGCGCCGCCCGTCGGCGAAACCGTCAACCGGGAGCTGCAACATGATCCTGAATCTGGTGGCCCTGCTGCTCGTCCTGCTGCTCACCTTCTACCATTCGTTGTTCGGCGCCTTCAGCGGCCTGATCAACGTGGTCTGCTGCCTCGTCGCGACCGTTGTCGCGTATGGCTGCACGGACGCCCTGAACGATTTTGTCACGCAACAGGGACTCAGCCCCAATTACAGCCTGCCCCTGTGCCTCGTCGCCCTGTTCGCCATCAGCCACCTGATCCTGCGCCTAATGGCCGACAACCTCATCCGCGGCAACGTGCGCGTGCCCATGTATGTCGACTGGGTCGGCGGCGGCGCCTGCGGCTTCCTCATCGCCATGATGACCACCGGCGTGCTCGTCACCGGCTTCCTCATGCTGCCCTGGGGCGGAAGCGCCTTGATGTTCTCGCGCATCGAGCGCACCGACCGCACTGATCCGCAGACCGGCCGTGTCCAGTTCGCCCAGAACCGGTTGTGGCTCCGCTGCGACGAGTTCAATGCCGGCCTGTTCAACATACTCAGCAACGGCGCCCTCGGCGGCAAGACCACCTTCGACAGTGTCTACCCCAGCTACCCCGAGTGGGTCTTCTGGTCCGGTAATACCGTCCAGCACGAGTCCGCCACCGCCCCCAGCCGCGACGACACTGGCGACGGCTTTGGGACCAAGGGACTTCAAGTCCAGCGCTGGTGGGAGCAGCACACCCCCCTCAACGTCGCCTATCGCGGGCGCCTGCCGGCCCGCGGCGATCTGCGCCGAGCGGCAACTTTCGCCGAACAACGCTGGGAGGCCGAACCCGGCAAACGACTGCTTGGCATGCGCCTGGAACTGGCCGTCGCCAGCGCGGACCCCGTTCCGAGCGGCACACGCTTCCATCGTTTCCGCCCAACCATGATCCGCCTAGTCGGCACCAGCAAACGTACCGGCGAACCGCAGCACTACCCCGCGCGCGTCATCGGCGGCGCCGACCCCGGCGAGGATCACCTGCGACTGGCCGACATCGACAACAACTTCGCCATCCCTGCCACCGCCCCCTCAGCAGAGATCGACGTCTACTTCGAAGTCGATGAGGAGTTCGAGCCGCACTTCGTCGAGTATCGCCGGTTTGCCCGCGCCCCCATCAAGGGCGAACCCGGCACGGCCTTGGCCGATCGCCTCATGGGGCCGGTGGTGTACGACGCTCGCGCTCGCATGGTCCCTGGCAACCTGTTTACGAGGGCCGTCCTCCCGGAGGGCACGGGCGACTCGCCGGAACTACCGTTCCCAATCGCACTTAGCGCTCTTACCAACGCCGAGGTCAGCCAGGGGCGGCTGCTGTCCGGCCGAATCCACGGCGATCGCCAGGCCATCACCGGTAGCGGGCCGTCCGCCGTACAGGAAATCGCTCTCCGGGAACGTTCCCGAGTCTTCCAGCTCCGCTGTCAGGCCCGTACGGCCGTGAGTCTGGCCGGCCGCGTCTTCGATTTCGCCAACCTGACTCTCAACCAGTACGCCGTCGTGACTGACCGGGATACTGAAGTGTCGCTGGCCGGGTACTATGCCATCGTCGAGCGCGGCGGACAGGAGTACTTCGAGTTGTATGTGGCCGGCCCGGACGACGTGGCTTACACCGGCATGCTCGACTTTAAGCACGTTACCAGACAAGAGTTGCGTTCTGGTACCGCCATCGTCGGGTTCATCTTCTTCGTGCCCCCGGGGCAGAATGTCGTGCGGTTCCAGAACCAGACCCGGCAGGGCATTCAGTTCGAGCCCCCCGGCTATCGCGTTCGGCCGTAGTGTGCCCGCTGCCTTGCGGCTGCGGCGTGCATCCCGCCGTCCGCGCATTGCGCTTGAGCTGTACGGCGTTCTGGCAGTCCTCAGGGCGCCGGGCGTCGAAATCGGTCAGATCGGCTTGACTTAGACGCGATCGCCGGTAGGCTGAAGGTCTTGGAGAGTTGCGTACGTCTTGACGTGTGCGACGTGTGCGACGTGTGCGACGTGTGCGACGTGTGCGACGTGGGCGTCGTGGGCGTCTGCTGATCCCCGATAGCTCAATTGGTAGAGCGGCCGGCTGTTAACCGGCAGGTTGTAGGTTCGAGCCCTACTCGGGGAGGTACGACGGTCCGTCTCAAACCGAGGCGGACCTGTTTGTTTACAGGGGGCGAGCGGCCGGCCGACCGGCCGCCGGCGGCTATATCCCCTTGCTGGTAAAGAGTTACGGCGATCTCGCCCGGCCCGGGCCGCGCTCTCGGTTCTGATGAAGTGCCGCGGGGGCTGGCCCCGAACGGGCCATTTCCGGGGCCGATCTACGCCCAACTCTCAGACTCTCACCCCGCCGCGGCTCTCGTGGTTGACTCACGCGTTCGGAACGCGCCCTGGTCGCCGGGCGTTCGATACCGATGTCCAACGACACCTCGGCCGCAAGTGTTGCTCGGTCGGCAACCGGGGGGCTACGGCCAGCAATTCGATATCGAGGCTGCTCCTCGCATGTCCTCCGTTCCCTCTCCGCGACGCTCGACATGAATGCGGCGACGATCAGTGGCGCGCAGACACAGGTGTGCACGGCGAGGATGTGAGTTTGCGCCTGGTGCGCGACGGCAAGGCCGCCGGCCGCGATGGTGAGCATCGCTCGAACCAGCCAAAGGGGTACCCGCCCGCAACGGACGGGGGATTGAACCGCTTTCCCACACGCTTGAGGATCTTCGCTGCGGCAGTTCTGGCGCGCACGCAGATGTAGGTGGGTGAACGTAACCAACGACTGTTGGAGCGGAGCCCGCATGCCTGCGCACGTGACATCGCACGAGCCCCCGCACCTCGCGCCGGAGGGGCGCCGCGACGAGGTCGTCGCGATCGTCGCCGCCGCTCTCGCGCGACTGATCCAAACCCGCGGGACACCGGTGGCATCTCCCTTCGTTGCGCCCGCCAGCATCCCTGCCGGGAATCTCTCCGAATCCGCCGAACCTGGCCTTGAGCTTTCCGGCGAAACGAGGCTCAGTGTGCCGGCTGGTTAACGGCCCGAGAGACGGAGAGATGCATGGCCGCGAAGAGCGATGCCGCCGACCTGGCGAAAGAGATTGACACCCTGCGGCGGATGACGGTGAAGGAGTTGCGCCGCCGGCACGTCGAGTTGTTCGGCGAGGAAACTCGGGCGGGGAACCGCCAGTACCTCTTCCGGCGGATTGCCTGGCGGCTGCAGGCCCTGGCGGAAGGTGACCTGACCGAGCGGGCCCGGCGGCGGGCCCAGGAACTGGCCCGCGACGCCGACCTGCGTATGCGGCCAGCCGCCGAACTGACTATGCCGCCGGCGCCCGCCGACCTGAAGACGGTCACGGGCAGGGTCGCCGTCGCGCGCGACGACCGCCTGCCGATGCCGGGCGCCACACTGAAGCGCGTGTTCAAGGGGCATGAGTACCAGGTGACCGTGCTGCCGAACGGCTTCGAGTACGATGGGCGGGCGTACCGCTCGCTCACCGCGGTCGCCCACGCCATCACGGGTTCGCACTGGAACGGCTATCACTTCTTCGGCATCGCGACGTCGAGATGATCGAACGAGGAGGACAACGGGCGGTGAGCCGCAACGGGAACGCCAACAGGAACGGCAACGGGCGGGCCCGCCCCGCGACCGCCGTCCGGTGCGCGATCTACACGCGCAAGAGCACCGAGGAGGGCCTGGAGCAGGACTTCAACTCGCTGGACGCGCAGCGCGAGAGCGCCGAGGCCTACATCGCCAGCCAAAAGGCCGAGGGCTGGGTGTGCCTGCCGGACCGCTACGACGACGGGGGGTTCACGGGCGGCAACATGGATCGGCCGGCGGTTCAGCGCCTGATGGCAGACATCCAGGCGGGCAAGATCGACTGCGTGGTCGTCTACAAGGTGGATCGCCTCAGCCGATCGCTGCTCGACTTCGCAAAACTGATGGAGGTTTTCGAGAGGCACACGGTCTCGTTCGTCTCGGTGACGCAGCAGTTCAACACCACGCACTCGATGGGCCGGCTCACGCTCAACATCCTGCTGAGCTTCGCCCAGTTCGAGCGCGAGATCATCAGCGAGCGGACACGTGACAAGATCGCTGCGGCGCGGCGCAAGGGGAAATGGTCGGGCGGGCCGCCGGTGCTCGGGTATGACATCCTGCGCGAGCCGGGCGGGTCGAAGCTGATCGTCAACGCGGAGGAAGCCGAACGCGTCCGCTACATCTTCCGGCTGTACCTCGAGTGTGCCTCGGTATCCGCAACGCTGCGCCGGCTCGACGAGCTTGGCTGGGTCAACAAGGTCTGGACGACGAAGCAGGGCCGGCAGCGTGGCGGCAGGCCGTTCGACAAATCGACGCTGTTCAACCTGCTGACGAACATCCTGTACCGCGGCCAGATCGCCTACCACGACCAGCTCTACGCGGGTGAGCAGGACGCGATCGTCGACGAGGATCTGTTCCACCGCGTACAGGCACAACTGCGCATCAACCGCAACAGCGGCGGCAAGTACGCCCGCAACAAGTATGGCGCCCTGCTGAAGGGATTGGTGCGTTGCACGTCCTGCGGCTGCGCGATGAGTCACCACTTTGCGACACGCGGCAACAAGCGCTACCGCTACTACGTCTGCGTCAACGCCCAGAAACGCGGCTGGGACAAGTGCCCGGCCCCGTCGCTGCCCGCGGCCGAGCTCGAGCAGTTCGTCGTCGACCAGATTCGCGCGCTCGGGCAGGATGACGGCGTGATCGTTGACGCCGTGCGGGCCGCGCAGGAGCACCTGCGGCAGGAGGTCGCGGCGTTGCAGGAGGCACGCAAGGCCGCCGAGCGACGCGTCGCCCGACTGAAGGAGCAAACGCAACGGCTGGCGGCCGAAGGGCGGCGGGCGGACCAAGCCGAGCGCCTCGCCGAGTTGCAGGACCGGCTGCGGGACGCTGAGCAGCGGGTAACGGAGCTGGACGACCAGGTCGTGCGCGCCGACAAGCGCCTCGTTGATGAGGACGAGCTGGTCGGGGCGATCGAGGCGTTCGACCCTGTATGGGATGCGCTGAACCCGCGCGAGCGCGAGCGGATCGTGCGGCTGCTGGTCGCGCAGGTTGCATACGACGCGAGCCAAGAGGCGATCTCGGTCACGTTCAACCCGACCGGGATCGCCGCGTTGTCGAACGACGAGGAGCCGGCATGCACGATGGCGGGCTGACGGTCACACGGAAGATCCACTTCTCGGTACGGAACAAGGGGCGGCGTGAGATTCGGCCCGGCCCGCAACCTGTGCCCGACGACGTGCCGGCCGGCCGGGTGCCGCGGGTTGCCCGCCTGATGGCTCTGGCGATCCGCTTCGACGATCTCATCCGCTCGGGGGCCATCACCGATCAGGCCGACCTGGCCCGCCTGGGCCACGTGTCGCGGGCCCGCGTGACGCAGATCATGAACCTGCTGCACCTGGCGCCCACGATACAGGAGGAAATCCTGTTCCTGCCGAGGGTTATGAGCGGGCATGACCCGATCAGCGAACGGGACCTGCGGGCCGTCGCTGCAGAGGTTGACTGGCGGCGACAGCGGGCGGCGTGGGAAGGACTTCGGGCGGGGTAGCGGTCGGGCGTTTACCAGATTGGGCTTGACACTCCAGATACCAAACGTTATCCTAACAAAAGATCGGTCAAGGGCGTTGACCGATGCCAGCCCGGAACCACCGGCGGCAGGCCAAGGAATCGCCACCCAAGGATGGGGGCCGCCGGTGCATGATGGCCACACCATATAACGAGTGAGGAGTCAGTACAACCCGTACAGGTTGTCAGCGATCCAGGGACGAATAGCGTGGAAGACCATGCAGCCACAGACGAGCGTCCAGACAGGAGTCCAGCCGCAGATGGCTCACCGAGCAAACTGCAGCAGCTTCGGGAGATGTTCAACGCCGCGGTAGCGCGGCTGGAAGATATCCCCGAAACGGAGCTTTCACCTAGCGGTCAACCGTTCGTTCGTGAATGTGCTGACGCGATCCAGGCTTTTGCTGAGTGGTTCGGAGAGCAATCACCCGAAGATCTGGCTATCGTAGGAAATGCGCATCGTGTGCAGTACGCCTTGAGTGGCCTTTCTGGTGTCATCGACTGGATCGCGCTTCGCTGGTCCACGCCCTTCGCTAATGAGCTGGCGAGCGACGTTGCCACCCTCGTGGAAGAAGCAGATCGATTCGATGATGCGGTTGTTCAGGCCTATCGCGTACCGAGCGCGCCCCATGAGCTCCGCCTTAAACGACGGCCGCTGCCAGACCACACGTATGCAGCGCTCGAGCAGAGGATTTGCGAAATCGCGTCCCTAGCACGGTGTCTCGGGCAACGCCTTCACCGAGTTGCGATTTGGTCGGGTTCGCCGTGCAGTTTCGGTGGCCCTTCTGTGGCAGGTAGCGGGTCCGCTAGTAAGGCGGCAGCACTCGGCCAGAACGCCAAACCCAAGACGCGCCGGGGGAGGCGCGCGGCGAACATCGAGAAGCTCGAAAGGGAGCTTGAGAAACACCTGCTGCCGGTGCTGACCGAGGAACAGCGCATCACGCTGCTGGATGCGGCGTGGGAACTCAATGAGTGGGCCGAGCCGGTCGAGCCCCCCACACCCCCCGCCAACATCAGCGACCGCCCCGGCGACGAGTTCAACCGTCGTGCCGATCCCCGTGATGTTCTGCGCCGCCACGGATGGACGCTGGTCAGAGGTGGCGACAACGAGTACTGGCGGCGGCCCGGCAAGGCCGACGGCTGCAGCGCGACGCTCAAGGATGGCGTCTTCTACGTCTTCAGCACCAACGCGGCACCCTTCGAGCCGAACCGCGCGTACGCACCGTTCGCCGTCTACGCGCTGCTCGAGCATGGTGGCGACTTCACTGCCGCAGCGCTGGCGCTGAGTGCGCGGGGTTACGCCAGCGTTGGCATTGCCGGGACGGGCAACGTCGATCTCAGCGCTTTCGGGGATGGCGGCCACTCCGAACGCGAGCCACCGGCGCCGCCACTGCCCGATCCCGGCCCGCTGCCGGACGAACTGCTGCGTGTCCCCGGCTTCGTCGGCGAAGTGATGGACTACTGCCTGGCGACCGCGCCCTACCCGAATCCGGTGATGGCGTTCTGCGGCGCGCTGGCGTTGCAGGCATTCCTGGCCGGCCGCCGTGTCCGGGACGCCGGCGACAACCGCACCAACATCTACCTGCTCGGACTCGCACACTCAGCGGCCGGCAAGGATTGGCCCCGCAAGGTCAACACGCGGATCGTGCACGAGGTCGGCCTGGCCGAATGCCTCGGCGATCGCTTCGCCTCGGGCGAGGGCGTCCAGGACGCGCTCTTCGTCAACCCGTGCATGCTGTTCCAGACTGACGAGATCGACGGAATGCTCCAGTCGATCAACAAGGCGAAGGACGCGCGGCACGAAAACGTCATGGGCACGTTGCTCACGATGTACTCGGCGTCGAACAGCGTCTTCCCCATGCGTCGCAAGGCCGGCAAGGCCTCACCCGGCGTGATCGATCAGCCCAACCTGGTCATCTTCGGCACCGCCATCCCGAACCACTACTACGAGGCCCTCTCCGAGCGGATGCTCACGAACGGGTTCTTCGCGCGCATGGTGATTCTCGAGTCCAGGCCGCGCTGCAAAGGGCAGGAACCGCGGATCGTCGACGTGCCCGAGCGCGTCATCGAGACGGCCCGGTGGTGGGCGGAGTTCCGGCCGGGACGTGGCAATCTGCAGGACTGGCACCCCGTGCCCCAGGTCATCGAGGCGACGGACGAGGCCCAGACGCTACTGGTCGAGACACGCGAGGAGGCCGAGGCCGAGTACGCCCGCGCCGAGTCCGCCGGAGACCCCGTCGGCACGACGGTGTGGGGCCGCGTCAGCGAGCAGGCCCGCAAGCTGGCGCTGCTGCACGCCGTCAGCGCGGACCACCGCACCCCGAGCATCGACGCTGCCGCCGTGCGCTGGGCAACGCGGTTCGTTCTGCATCAGACCCGCCGCATGCTCTACATGGCCGCGGGACACGTGGCCGAGAACCCGTTCCACGCCGAGTGCCTCAGGCTCGTGCGGAAACTGCGGGAGTCACCCGACCGGCAGATGGCGCGCAACAAGCTAATGCGGCTGATGCACTGCAAGGCCGCGGATTTCGACCAGATCGTCGGCACGCTCCTCCAGCAGGGCGACATCGTGCTTCTGGACATCCCCACCAAGACCAAGACCGCACAGGGCTATCGACTGCCATGATGCCTGTTCGAATCCGTCACGGGAATCCGTCACAAAGCATCACGCCAAGGGCGTGGGCCGGGGCCGGAACGAGCGCAAATGGTGAATCCGTCACGAATCCGTCACAAGCGGGTGTGACGGATTCGGAAGGAGGAAAAGCCAAGGAATATAGGGAGAAACATACTCTCTCTCCCTCTCTATATGAATCCATCACACCCCCCCTCGCGCCCTGCGTCTGTGCGCGTGCGCGTACGCGTGAGGGGGGGTGCCGGATTCGTGTGACGGATTTCACGGAGGAGGCCGCTATGCCAGAGCGCTGCGACTGCTGCCGGTTCTTTCATCCCAACCCGCCCGCACGTGCACCGAACGGGATCTCGATGACGGCCGCGGGCATCCAAGGTGGTGGCGACTGCCGCCGCAAGCCCCCTGCCTGGCGGGAACAGCACTTGGCCGCCTTCCCGCTCGTCGCGCGCGATTGCTGGTGCGGCGAGTTCGAGCCCAAGGCAGCCGCGAGCAAGACATGAACGAGCCGAACAAACCAGTCATCGGGCCACACAGGGCCCAACGGGCTATGGTCGGGCATGGTTCCCCCCCGGCCGAAACGGCCCGGAGGGGCCGCGGGAACAGCTCGCGTGGGCGACAGAGTTTGTTGCGGGGGACCGACGGGCCCGTAACGCGAACGGGGGGCCACGGGGGCGACGCGGGCAGGGCGGCTGGTAGGTCCGTACGAGATGGCGGCCCCGCGACGCCCCGGGGCCAAACCTCGCGGCCTGGGGGCCGCCCGGGTGGCGGTGGTTCCGCCAGGCACGAAGACAAGGAGGTCCAAGCGATGCTGAACGTCGAACTGCGGCCGTTGGCCGAGATCAAGCCGTACGAGCAGAACCCCCGTCAGAACGACGCCGCCGTGGACGCGGTGGCCGAGTCGATCCGGCGCTTCGGGTTCCGTCAGCCGATTGTCGTGGACGAGGCCGGCGTGATTGTCTGCGGGCACACGCGCTGGAAGGCGGCCCAGAAACTCGGGCTCGCCGAGGTGCCGGTGCACGTCGCGCGCGACCTGACGCCGGAGCAGGTGCGCGCGTATAGGCTCGCCGACAATAAAACGGCCGAATTGGCGGAGTGGAACCTCGAGCTGCTGCCGATCGAGCTGGCGGAGTTGCAGGGCGCCGGCATCGACTGGTCGCTGCTCGGCTTTGACAGTGACGAGCTGGCGAAGCTGCTCGATCCGGGCGTGAAGCCAGGGCTTACCGATCCGGACGAGGTGCCCGAGCCGCCGGACGCAGCCACGACGCAGCCCGGCGATCTGTATGTGCTCGGCGAGCACCGGCTGCTGTGCGGCGACAGTGCCTCGGCGGCCGACGTGGACCGGCTGCTCGACGGCCAGCCGATTCACCTCGTCAACATGGACCCGCCGTACAACGTCAAGGTCGAGCCGCGCAGCAGCACCGCGATCGCCGCCGGCCTGAGCTCGCATCCCGACCTCTCGAAGAAGATGCACCACCAGGCGTTCGACGTGGCGCGCGGCGTGACCAGCCCAGCAAAGGCACGCAAGAAGATGCGTGCGAAGGATCGCCCGCTCGCGAACGACTTTGTGTCGGGCGAGGCTTTTGACGCGCTGCTGCTCGCCTGGTTCGGGAATGCCGCCCGCGTGCTGCTGCCGGGCCGGTCGTTCTTCATCTGGGGCGGGTACGCGAACCTTGGCAATTACCCCGGCCCGCTGAAGGCTTGCGGGCTGTATTTCAGCCAGGGCGTCGTGTGGGACAAGCAGCATCCGGTGCTCACGCGCAAGGACATGATGGGCTGCTTCGAGCTGGCCTTCTATGGCTGGCGCGAGGGTGCCGGGCATGAGTTCTTCGGGCCCAGCAACGCCACCGACCTGTGGCACGTGAAGAAGGTCAACCCGCAGAGCATGGTGCACCTGACGGAGAAGCCGGTCGAGCTGGCGGTGCGTGCGATCCAGTACTCATCGCGCGCCGGCGAGAACGTCCTCGACCTCTTTGGCGGCAGCGGCTCGACGCTGATCGCGGCGGAGCAGACCGGCCGGCGAGCATACCTGATGGAGCTCGATCCGCTGTATTGCGATGTGATCGTCCAGCGTTGGGCGGAGTTCACCGGCCGAAAGGCGGAGCGGATCGCGGCCGGCAGAGGCGTAGACGTCGTGACCGAGACCGCACTGGAGGCAGGAGGATGAGCGCTGCCCTCGCAGCTTCAGCCAGTACCGCCGCCACTGCATCAGGGGGCGCGCTGCGCAGCGCGCGTTTCTCAGTGAACCTCGGTAGGAAACGACCGTTTCTCAGCGTCGAGATGGCCGACGTGGTTGTCCGGCCGAAGAGACACCCCGGCAGGCGCCGAGGTGTTGGAGAGGTGCTGATGATGGGCGGGTGGCTATGGCTGATCGCGGGCGGCGCTTCGCACGCCGTCGTTCTTCGTCAGGGTCAGTTGCATGGGTCACGTCTCCTCGTGCAGGGCGTGGTACTCGGTCATGGCGTCCTCGTAGACGCTCGTGGACGCGGCGGCGTGCTTGCGGCCGTGGGTGGGCACGACGCAGCCGCGCTCCTTCAGGAACGCGACCGCGACGGCCACCTGCGTCCACGGCAGTTGCGTCGCGCGGCGCAGGTCCTCGAGGGCGAAGCCGCCGGCAGTCTCCTCGGCCGCTGCGGCGATTGCCGCGAAGGCCTCCTGCGGGCAGCGGTGCTCGTAGGGCTGCCCCTTGCGGGGTACGACGCGGCGGACGAGCGCGCGGTCTGCGACGGTGAAGTTCTCGTCGCGCTCGTCCACCGGCGGTTCGGTGGTGGCGGCGACCGCGTGCTCGAGCCCGTCCCATTCATCGCTCGTGAGCATCTCAGCCTCGCGTGCGGCAAGCACGGCCTCGGCCGCGTTCAGTACATCGTGGAGTTTCTGGAGGTAGGGCAGCATGGCTCAGTTCCCCGCGACGCCGGCGCACTCGAACTGCCCGCGCTCGACCTTGCGGAAGCGGGCGGCGGCGCCCCTTGTGCTGATCTCGCGCAGGATCGCGGCGTAGAGCGTGGCGTGTGGCGTCTTGCCGTTGGGGCTGGACCACAGGCCCTGTTCGGCCATCGCGGCGATCATCGCCTGAGCGTTCATCGGCTTGCCGGCGGCTTTGAGCACCTGCGCCGCGGCGTCCAAGGCGCTGATGCGTTTCGGCTTGGCGTCGCCGGCGGGCTTGGCGGCCTTGGGCTTCGCCGCTTTGGGCTGCTTGGCCGCCTTCGGGGCCTTGGTGGTCTTGGTCGCGCTCTTCTTGCTCGGCTTCGTGGTCTTCGTGGCCATGTTCATCTCCTCGTGTTTGGAAAGCTCACTGGTCTCGTCGCCGTCGGCGACTTCGTCCTCGTAACACCCCTGGCACCGCGGTCGGCCCAGGTGCGTCAGCGCGGCCGGGCGATCGCAACCGACCGTCGCGCACAGATCGGGGTTGTAGGCGACGTCGCATGCCTCGCCGTCGGGCAGGTCCTCCAGCGGCGTCGTGCCGCCCGCGCAGCCGACGCCTTCGGTGGCGCTCTGCGTCATCGCCCGTTCGCTCGCGACCATGCCGTCGGGCGACCGCTCGCGCTCGTCGCGCAGCCGGGCGTTCTCCTGGTCGGCCGCCGCGATCGCCTTGGCGCGCTTCGCGTCGCTCACCGCGCGCCGCAGGCGCTGCGCGCTCTTGATCCGCACCCGCCGGCCGGTATCGACGTTCGTGGCGTCCCAGCCGCCGTGCGGGTTTTCGCGCTCGATACGCACGCGAGTCAGCTTGCCGCTGACCTTCGCAACGTAGCTCGCGCCAACCGTCACGTCGTTCTTCCTCATGCAGACCTCCTTCGCGTTGCCTCGTCAGGCCCGGGTCTCCAGCGCCCGGGCTACCCGCCGCGGCGGGTTTCGGCGGCGCTAGCGCACGCGAATCGTCTTGAGCATGCGGCCCTGCCAGAGATCGTCGTGGACCAGCCCGACCAGCGGGATCTCGACGGGCTTGTCGAGCCGCACGCGGTAATACGCCGGCTCGTGACTGTGCTTCTCGACGTCGATGATCGTGCCGGTCTGGCCGACGAATTCCTGCATCCCGCCGAGAATCCGCACGCGCTTGCCAATTCTGCTGCTCATGTGCTTGCTCCTTGTGGTTGGGCGTTAGTCGTTGACCGGGACGGTGACGATGCGGCGGCTACCGTCTGCCAGCGTGATCTCGTGCAGGTACGCGAACTCGACGCCAGCCGTCTCCAGCCGCACGGCCTCGGCACGGAAGAGCGCGTAGTGCTTGCCGTTGAGCAGGATGGCGTCACCGCACCCGCTCTTCTGGGCGGTGTCGAGCGCCTCGCGGGCGGTGCGGCATTCGATGGCCCGGATCGTCGTGGTAGGTCTCTTGGTCGTCATCGTTCGTGCTCCTGTGCGGTGCCGCGTTGCGCGGCCCGGGCGCTCGGGCCCCGCCGGGCCCTGGCGTGCGGGTCGTTACCGGGCGCGGCGGAGCTGCTGCCGGGCGATGTCACCGCCGGCCTGCAGGCCCGCGGCGTGGCCGTCGCGGTAGGCCTGCTCCAGGGCCTGGCGGACGCCCCACACGGCCACCTCGTGGAAGTCCAGGCGGTCGCTGGAGCGGGTCTCCAGGGTCTCGATCCCCAGGACCTCGCGGGCGATCGCCCGCACGGTGGCCGCGCGCTCGGCGGCATAGCGCTCGTTCCAGGCGGGGTCGCGGTACAGCGCCGCGATGGCCGGCTGGATTGGGTCGTCGCTCTTGGTCGTCTTCGCGTTGCGCTTCTTGGTGGTCATCGGTGTTGCTCCTGGTGGTACGCGGCGTGCGTACACATACATGAAGCCATGGCTTTGGCCCGGAATCCACTCGAATTCCGAGAATTACGAGATATTCTCACAGTTCTGGGCGGCAGGTCCGAGTCGGCGGCCAACATGGCCCTGAGAGCGCTCTCGGGCGCGCCTGGGCGACCAGGACCTTCTACCGGTTACGTACGCGGCCCACGGGCGGCCCCGTTGGCCCTGGGGGCGGCCCGGCGCGGCGTGGCGTGGCTTGGTGCGTCCACCACGCGGGAGGCGGCGTGATGGCGGACGACGCCCCGAAGCTGAACCCGACGGCGCTGCCGCTGACGGACGCGGCCCGGCTGCTGTCGGCCGCGGGCGGCCAGGTCGTGACGGTCGCGATGCTGGAGGCCGACGTGGCGGCCGGCGCCCCCACGAACCCCGATGGGACTTTGAACCTGGTCGGCTATGCGGCGTGGCTGGTAGACGAAACGACAGGAGGGAGGCATGCCAGTTGATGTGCGACTGCCCTTACGGCCAACTCGCTTGATTGGGCCGCAGTGCGCCCACGAGCTCCCAGAACGACCGATCCGGAAGGCACCACTCCAATCCGGGCGGCGGAACATCCGGGTTTATGCACACCGAGAAGGTGGCGTCGTCCGTGAGCAGGCGAAAGCGCAGCGTGTAGCCCGCCTCACGCCCGTAGCTGGAACGGTATGTGCCGTCCGGGGGCGGACACGTTGCCAGCCATGCGTCCAGCGCGGCGCGCAGCCGCTGCTGCTCCTCATCGCTCAGCGACCGCCACGGCTGCAAGTGCAACATCCCGTTCAAAGGTCCACTCGGGGGCACGATCAGCGGCGCGGGCCGGCGTGCGACATCGGCGAACGATCGCACGCGGTTATGCTCCAGATCGACCTCGCTGGCCCACATCGATGTGGACATGGCCGCGGCTCCGGGGCTATGTGCCCTCCACTCGTAGACCCAAGTGTGCAACGGTCCGTGCCGCGGCGAAGATGCCGACGGACCAGTGCGGGTCCCATAACAACCCGTCAGCACAGACAGGCCAATCACAGCAAACTGCCACCGCAGCATAGCGCACCTCCTGGCCGCAACACGGGTTTTGACGTGCGAGGCGGGTCAGAGTTCCCGAATCAGCAGACCAGGCCACCTGATCCATGCGTCACGAGCGAGTCACACCGTGCCGATTGACCCGCGCAAGCTGAAGCCGACCGAGCTTGTGCGGCTGCTCAACAGCACGCCGCTGGGCGAGGTCATCTCCGAGCGGCAGCTGCACCGCCACCGCTCGCGCGCGGGGTTCCGCATCGGCGATGGGCGGACAGTGGATCTGCTGCGCTACGTCGCGTGGCTGGTGCTGGAGCGGCACCGACCGCGGCCCGAGCCGACCGGGCTGACCGGCTATGACGCCCACAAGGAGCGGGCGGCGCAACGCAACCGCGAGATGGCGCTGCTCGGCCGCGACATCGCCACCGGCGAGTGGGTGCATCCGCCGCGCAACCCTGAGCAGCGGCAGCGCGCCGCGCGTGACTTCCGGTTCTTCTGCGAGGCGTACTTCCCGCAGACCTTCCACCTGCCGTGGTCGGACGACCACCTGAAGGTCATCGCCAAGATCGAGCAGGCCGTGCTCGAAGGCGGGCTGTTCGCGATGGCGATGCCGCGCGGCAGCGGCAAGACCAGCCTGTGCGAGGTCGCCTGCCTGTGGGCGCTGGTGTACGGCCACCGGGAGTTCGTCGCCCTGATCGGCAGCGACGAGGAGCACGCGGCCAGCATGCTCGACAGTATCAAGGTCGAGCTGGAGACCAACGACCTGCTCGAGGACGACTTCAGCGAGGTCGTGGGGCCGGTCCGCGCGTTGGAGGGCATCCACCAGCGGGCGGCCGGGCAGATCTACCGCGGCAAACAGACGCACATCGGCTGGACGGCGCGGGAGATCGTGCTGCCCACGCTGCCACCCTTGGAGTGGCTGGGGAATCACTCGCCCAGGTCGAACGGCGCGATCATCAAGGTGGCCGGCATCACTGGGCGCATCCGCGGCATGAAGCACAAGCGGGTTGACGGCTCATCGGTGCGCCCGTCGCTGGTGCTGATTGACGACCCACAGACGGACGAGTCGGCCCGCTCGCCGTCGCAGTGCATGACGCGCGAGCGCATCCTGTCGGGCGCGATCCTGGGCCTGGCCGGCCCGGGCCGGAAGATCGCGGGGCTGATGGCGCTGACCGTCGTGCGGCCGGACGACCTGGCCGACCGCATCCTGGATCGCGAGCAGCACCCGCAGTGGCAGGGCGAGCGCACCAGGATGGTCTATGCGTTCCCCGCAAACGAGGCGCTCTGGGCCCGCTATGCGCAGTTGTGGCGCGAGGGCATGCGCGCCGACCGTGGCGCCGGCGAGGCGACGGAGTTCTACCGCGCCAATCGGGAGGCCATGGACGCCGGCGCTGTCATCGCCTGGCCCGAGCGTCACCATCCCGATGAGCTCTCCGCCATCCAGCACGCCATGAACCTGCGCCTCGATCGGGGCGACGCGGCCTTCTGGGCGGAGTACCAGAACGAGCCGCTGCCCGAGGAGCAGGTCGACGACGAGTTGCTGACGGTCAACGAGATCGTCGCCAAGCTGAACGGACACCGCCGCGGCGAGGTGCCGCTGGCGGTGACGCACGTGACGATGTTCGTCGACGTGCAGGCCAAGGCGCTGTTCTGGCTGCTGGCGGCCTGGGAGAGCGACTTCACCGGCTATGTCCTGGACTATGGCACCGAGCCGGACCAGAAGGCCGACTACTTCACGCTGCGCGACATCCGCCGGACGCTGGCGGCGGCGGCGCCCCGCGCGGGAATCGAAGGCGCCATCTACGCCGGGCTGGAGCGCCTCACCGAAGCGCGGCTGGGCCGTGAGTGGCAGCGCGATGACGGCTCGACGGTGCGGGTCGACCGCTGCCTGATCGACGCGAACTGGGGCCAGACGTCCGATGTGGTGTACCAGTTCTGCCGGCAGAGCCGGTTCGCCGGTGTGGTGCTGCCCAGCCATGGGCGTTATGTCGGCGCTTCGAGCGTCCCGTTCAGCGAGTACAAGCGGAAGCGCGGCGATCGGGTGGGGCTGAACTGGCGCGTGCCTGTAACGACTGGGCGGCGCATCGTGCGCCACGTCGTGTTTGACACGAACTTCTGGAAGTCGTTCATCCAGGCCCGCCTGGCGGTGCCGCTGGGCGATCCAGGCTGCCTGTCGCTGTTCGGCCGCCAGCCGGAGCGGCATCGATTGCTCGCCGACCACCTGACCAGTGAATATCGCGTGAAGACTGAAGGCCGCGGGCGGACGGTCGACGAGTGGAAGCTCCGCGTGGACGGCCTGGACAACCACTGGCTGGACTGCCTGGTTGGTTGCGCGGTCGCGGCGTCGATGGGCGGCGCGGCGCCGGCGGGGCTGGCGGCGGATAGCCCGAAACCGCGGCCGACGATGCGCCTGTCCGAGCTGCGGAAGGATCGCCGATGACACAACCCGCCGCGCCGAATCCCGATCGCGAGCGTCGCGGCATCGAATGCCCACGCTGCGGCTGCCGGCATTTCCGCGTGATCTACACGCGTGCCGCGTGGGGCGGCCGGATCGTGCGCCGGCGGGAATGCCGCCACTGTGGACGGCGCATCACGACCACGGAACGGAGCAGCGAGTAGGCGGGGCCTGAGCCGTTCCAGCAACCGAATGTCTACCCGTGTAACGATCTCCTCGCCGCCCGCCAGTGGTCCCACCAACCTGCGCCCTCACCGCGTAAGTAACCAGTAGGCGGCCGCTTCGTGCGCCGCCGGCGCGGCGGGATGGTGTAACGGCAACACGCCGGTCTCATGCGCCGGCACTGCAGGTTCGACCCCTGCTCCCGCAATTCGGCGGCGGCCTGCGACAGTTGGGCGGGTGCCGCAGATGTAGATCGGTGTGAGGACACGATGGCTGAGAGCCTCGAACAGAATATCCGCGACAACGCTGCTGGGCCGAGACGCGCCCAGGCGGATTCGGTGACCGTTGAGCAGCAGCCGCTGCGCGACCAGATCGAGGCCGACCGTTACCTGGCCAGCAGGGACGCGGTGAAGAAGGGCCTCGGCGTGCGGATGACGAAGGTAGTTCCCCCCGGAGCAGTGTGAGGCAGGCTGGAGGCTAGAGGCTGGAGGCTGCAGGCTGGAGGCTGTAGGGCTGATGTTCGCGGGTTTGCTCAAGCTCCTGGGACGTAGTCGCACGATGGCGCCGCCACGCGATGTTGCCTGCAAAGGCGTGCGCCTGCCGCCTGCCGCCTACGGCCTCCAGGCCAGGTACGACGCCGCCCAGACCACGCCCGAGAACCGTCGCCACTGGGCGCAAGCTGACCACCTATCGGCCGACGCGGCCATGGGCGCGGACGTGCGGCGCGTGCTGCGCAGCCGAGCCCGCTACGAGGTCGCCAACAACAGCTACGCCAAGGGCATCGTGGCCACGCTCGCCAACTACGTCGTCGGCACCGGCCCGCGGCTGCAGATGCTCACCGACGATCCCGAAGCCAACCACCTGATCGAGCAGGAGTTCGGCCGCTGGGCGAAGGCGATCGCCTTGCCGCACAAGCTGCGGAGCATGCGCGTGGCCCAGTGCGAGAGCGGCGAGTGCTTCGGCCTGCTGACCAGCAACCCCCGCATCGCAGCGCCCGTGCAGCTCGACCTGCGGCTGATCGAGGCGGACCAGGTGGCGACCCCAGGCTGGAGGCCGGAGGCTGTAGGCCGTAGGGCTGGTCTGCCGAGTGATGCGCGCATAGGCGGGCCCTCCAGCCTCCAGTCTACAGGCTCCAGCCTCGTTGACGGCATCGTCTTCGACGGCTTCGGCAATCCGATCGCGTACTACGTCCTGCGGTGGCACCCGGGCGACCAGCGCGCCTGGCGCGCCGGCCCCGACGCCTACGACCTCATGCCCGTGGAATCCGTCGTGCACCTGTTCCGAGCCGAGCGCCCGGGCCAGAGCCGCGGCATCCCCGAGATCACCAGCTCGCTGTCGCTGTTCGCCACGCTACGGCGCTACACGCTCGCCGTGCTGGCCGCGGCCGAGCAGGCCGCACTGCCGAGCGGCGTGATCTACACCGACGCGCCCGCCGATGCGGAAATCGCCGGCGTCGAGCCGATGGACACGGTCGAGATGGACCGCGGCACGTGGCTGACGATGCCGTACGGCTGGAAGATCGGCCAGGTCAAAGCCGAGCAGCCCACCACCGTGTACGGCGACTTCAAGCACGAGGTGATCAACGAGATCGCCCGCTGCCTGAACATGCCGTTCAACGTCGCCGCCGGCAACAGCTCGGGCTACAACTACGCCTCGGGGCGCCTCGACCACCAGGCCTTCTTCAAGGCCATCCGCATCGACCAGCACCACCTCGGCGACATGGTGCTCGACCGGCTGCTCAAGGCCTGGCTGGACGAGGCCGTGCTCATTGAAGGCTACCTGCCGCAGTGGCTGCGGCAGCGCGGCGTCGACCTGCCGCACCAGTGGTTCTGGGACGGGTTCGAGCACGTCGACCCGCAGAAGGAAGCCGGCGCACAGGCGACGCGCCTGCAGAGCAATACGACCACGCTGGCGATCGAATACGCCCGGCAGGGTCTCGACTGGGAAGCGGAGCTCCGCCAGCGCGCGCGCGAAGTCGCGTTGATGCGCGAGATCGGCCTGGAACAGGCTGCAGTCCGTAGGCCGGAGGCTGGAGGCGCAGAGGAAGACGCCGACGTAGAGGAAGAGGCCGCTGCCGGCGCGACGCAGCGGTGAAGCGCGCACGGCCTTCGTGCAGCGCTGCGTGGAGAGTGATGTCATGAGACGAGAGTTCCCCGATGCCGATCAGCGGCCGGCCGTGTGCCAGCAGCAGGCCGACCTGCCGGCCGCCGGGCGGATCGATCTGCTGTGTACCGCCGGCAACATCACGCTGGAGGCGCTGGCCGCGGGTGCAGAAGCCGAGGCGGTGCCGCGCTTCAGCATGGTTGCCTACACCGGCGAGCCGCTGCGCGTCGAGGGCTGGCGCTTCCCGGTCGTGGTCGATCTGGAGGGTCTGTCGATCCCGTCACAGCGCCGGCCGGTGCGCTTCGGCCACAGCATGTATGCCGGCGTCGGCCATACCGAGCGCATCGCGGTCGAAGCCGGCCGGCTGATCGCCGAGGGCATCGTCAGCCGGGACACGGCCGCCGCACGTGAGGTCGTGGCCAGCGGCAAGCGCGGCTTCCCGTGGCAGGCGTCGATCGGGGCGCAGGTCGGGCAGGCGGAGTTCATCCGCGCCGGCAAGAGCAGCACGGTGAACGGCCGCACGTTCGAGGGACCGCTGTACGTCGCCCGCCGCACCGTGCTGGGCGAGATCAGCTTCGTGGATCTGGGGGCCGACGGCAACACCACCGCGACAATCGCGGCCGAGGAGGCTGCAGGCTGCAGGCTGGAGGCTGTAGGGGCAGAAGGGGAAGCAACTAAGGAGAGCGTCATGGACGATGAGAAGGACGGCGGGCAAACCGGGGCAGACACCACGGAGGCGGCGGACACGGATGTCTCGGCAACCGGCACGGAAGCCGGCGCCTCCAGCCTGCAGCCTACGGTCTCTAGCCTGCGGTCCCAGGCCCTGGCCGAGACCAAGCGCATCGCCGCGCTGCGGGCGGTGTGCAACGGCCGCTTCCCCGAGCTCGAGGCCCGCGCCATCGCCGAGGGCTGGTCGCGCGACAAGACCGAGCTCGAGGTGCTGCGGGCCGGCCGCCCGAAGGCCCCGGCCGTGCACGTGACGGAGCTGGTGGTCACGGACCGCGTGCTCGAGGCCGCGTGCCTGCAGGCCGCCAAGGTCGAAAAGCCCGAGCGCTACTTCGACACGCCGACGCTCGAGGAGGCCCAGCGGCAGTTTGACGGCCGGCTCGGCCTGGCCGAGCTGATCATCGAGGCCGCGCGGGCCAACGGCTACGTCGGCCGCGAGCGGCGCGTCACGCCCGAGATGCTGCGCTACGCCTTCGGCCGGGAGATCCGCGCCGCGGCGTCGACGATCGACATCGGCGGCATCCTGTCCAACGTGGCGAACAAGTTCCTGCTGGAGGGCTTCTTCAGCGTCGAGCGCACCTGGCGGAACCTCTGCGCCGTCCGCAACGTGTCGGACTTCAAGACCGTCACCAGCTACCGCCTGATCGGCAAGGACCAGTACGAGCAGGTGGCCCCCGGCGGCGAGCTGAAGCACGGCACGCTGGGCGAGCAGGCCTACACGAACAAGGCCGACACCTACGGCCTGCTGCTGTCGCTCGACCGCCGGGACATCATCAACGACGACCTCGGCGCGATCACCACGGTGCCCCGCAAGCTGGGGCGCGGCAGCGGCCTGAAGATCAACGACATCTTCTGGTCGATCTTCATGAACAACGCGGCGTTCTTCAGCGCCGGGAACAACAACTACCTGAGCGGCGCCGACACCGCGCTGGGCATCGACGGCCTGACCAAGGCCGAGGTCGCCTTCCTCAACCAGACCGATCCGGACGGCAAGCCGCTGGGGGCCATGCCGGCGGTGGTGCTCGTGCCCACGGCGCTGTCCGCCGTGGCCACGGTGCTCTACAAGTCGCTGGAGCTCCGCGACACGACCGCCAGTACGCGCTACCCGGTGGCCAACCCGCACACGGGCAAGTTCCGGGTTGAGGTCAGCCGCTACCTCAGCAACGCGCAGTACGCCGGGCACAGCGACAAGGCCTGGTACCTGCTGGCCGACCCGCTCGACCTGCCGGTCATCGAGGTCGCGTTCCTCAACGGCCAGGAGGCCCCCACGATCGAGACCGCCGACGCGGACTTCAACGTGCTCGGCGTGCAGATGCGCGGCTACCACGACTTCGGCGTCGCGCTGCAAGAGCCGCGCGGCGGGATCAAGAGCAAGGGCGAAGCGTAGGCTGGAGACCGCAGGCTGGAGACTGGAGGGTTCGAGATCGAGTGATAGCCGCGAGGCGTAGCCCTACAGCCTCCAGTCTACAGCCTACAGCCTCAAGGAGTTCGCAATGCCCCAGGCAATATTCGTTCATGACGGCAACGCGATCGACTACACGCCCGGCGCGGCCGTGGCCGCGGGCGACGTCATCGTGCAGGGTGAGTTGGTCGGCGTGGCGAAGACGCCGATCGCCGCGAACGCGCTCGGAGCGCT